CTCCTAAGATGGTGCGGCTGGATCTGCATAAACATACAGGACTGGTACATTCAAGAAAAATAAGAAAGTGAAATCAGTACCTACTCCAAAATATGTTTTTAGTGACGCGTATTCATAATCACCAGTTGCAGAGGAGTTATCCACATAAGTAGTCTGAACAATAATATTATCTATATTAGAATCATCTATTGTCGAGCCCAAGACTGCCTTAGTGGGATCACACTGCCGCATTCGAAAACGCGAATAGAATGGATATTGGACAGCTAGTGACGCAGACGTTTTTGTCACCGTCTCACATGAACCAGAATTTGTAGCTGGTACGTCCCTTGCATAAAATCTTGAAAGAGTCGAGTATTGGAACGATCCAGAACCACCAAAAGTAAGAGTGGTAACCGGACTAGAACTCGGCAATGTTCTTACTGCCCTTTGGGCCGTAATACTACTTGGTGTGAACGCGGCATCATCCCACGTAGGAACATAGTAGTAATTGACACTACCGCGACAACCGAGATAGCAACTAGCCATCCATTGGTAAGGACCCATTTTAACCCAATTATAAGGAACATTGGATGTCCCCGCATTATTCCGTGCTGAGTCTTGACCATTTGGATCATAACCAGGAAAAACGGGCAACCTATTACTAAAATTTTGGATGATGCTTACTTTGCTAGGTGCTCCAGGGAAACCGTTAGGTAATACCCTATAAAACACACGCCGCCTAAGAACAGTTCTCAGATTTCGTACCGCTTCACCAATATGTGTTATATACCGATTATCAATGAGATCTGTAGCAACGCCGATTTGTGTTGGTGATTCCAAAGCATACTCATTACTCTGCAAGGCAAAGAACTTAGCTCCAGTGGGTAATTCTCTAGGATTGGAAAACTCTAAATTATCTGCACCTCTGACTGAAACTAGAACTGTGATATCTGCTGATGATACCTGTGAAGTTTGATTTGTGAACACTTTGACTGCTAAATTACCATTATCAAAACCAACATTGCGCAGATATCCGCGCTGATGATAAACACTAGTAACATCGGATGCTACCACATTTCTACTCCAACACGTTGGTTGCATGTAAGGTATCCGCATTTCAACATCTGTTGTCTCAGCTATATCAACAATATTAGTAATAGAGGTAGGTGTTGAATCATTATTGTTGATAACATCACCATTAGGGTCCCAGGTTATCCTTACGCGGCCTCTGTGATATTGTGAGCAAATGAATCTGAATCTCACAATAATATCTCCACGCCAATATTCAAACATTTGTGCTAAATGCCCCATGGGTGTAGAAGACAAATATGTGGAATTGAAGTAAACTCTCTGAGTAGGTCTAATATTTAACGAGAATAGAGTTGTGTTTACAGGGTTAGCTGCAGTCCAAGTAAAATTCGTTAAATAAGATTCTCTTTGCACAATATTACTTATATCCATTTCATCAATACCATTCAAACCAACAACCCTTGGATCTATTGTTAATTCATTTTTTGGATCGTATGTTAACTTATGCTCCGGAAACGATATTTCCGAAGACGCAAAGGTAGGTTGACTCTGTATATAGACCGCTTTAGTTGGTTCAATGACTGGAACATTTGTAAAACCCAATAAAGATGCTGCTTTACCTATACCAGAAATCACAGCTGAAGAAGCTTTGAAATATTTGCCGATTACGGGTAGCCGACCCAAAGTGTCAGTCACACCGGTAGCTGCAGTAGCAGCAGCACTGACAGGTCCATTAATATCATATTCATCGCTCTGCAACGCAAGTGAGTATGTTGGACCAGCCAATTTGACATTTTCTGCCCAAGCATAAATCTGTATGGTCACAGTTTGTGATGTAGCACCACTCGCTGATCTCAAACCGACCACATCTTCAAGTGTTAAAGTTCCCATATCCACCAAATTTCCTTGTAATGTAACATCAAGCCATTCTTGATAATAATAAAAAGGTAATAACATTTCTCCACCCTGGTTAGTTTGGGGATACAACCACAAATGTGGTCTTTGGGATCGTAACACATTAGCTCCTCCATTCAAACCTCCCGCTACATTGTCAGCAGAAAAAGCCGGTAGTGGCTCATAAGAAGCTAAAACTGCACCGTACATAAAAGGGGTGGAATTTATGACAAATTTTAATTTCAAATTGCAATTCAATAAAAAATAATTATCTAATTTCTTCTTAATCTGTGCAGTATTGAAATATAATTGCCATACGTTAAACGCTGCGGACGCTGGGGATCCTTGAGTCATAGTATAAGTGCCAATTAATACAGGACGAGATAAAAATTTCTCAATATCATAATCAGCTATATAATTAGCATCAAAACTTGGATCCTCGATAGGTGTGTAAGAATTTGATGAATGTTGCTCTTCACCCGCAAACGTTGTTGTCAAATGAATCTCGTTTTCAGGCTGAGAATTCATAGAAGCGCCATGGTTATCTACAGATTGTAGATCAATTTTTTCATTTTGTTGTGCGAGTGCTATATAAAATCACGCATTACACTCATTATATACGCAAAGTTTGACACTTTTTGGCCACCAGCCTAAACCTTCCCTAAATAGGGATTTTGGGGAGCGCCCTGGCAAGTGTATGTTATTGTCCACGCTCATAAATCCTTATAGTGTCGGGTGCGGAATATGCAGTAAATACAAATAACATGTGGTATTTGGTTTAAGAGGACATAACCACATAGCCCATTATAAATAAATTTTCCTCCTAGTTTTCTAGGAAGGACTGAGCAAGATCTTCCCAAAGGGGCAATTGCTCAACCTGGGTTATTGTGCCATCAGATTCCTCAATGAAATTTACCATATAATTGCGCAGGCCAGTTTTATCAATAATTTCATTCAAAATCTTCCTTCGATACTCGAACGTCTTCTTGCCGTAAAAGAAATACTCTCTTATCGCACTATGAATAGCGGCAACGCTCTGAGCTTCAGCACAAATACTTTTAGATCTGAGTTGAACTGTTAACATCTTGTTAATACTCTCATGTTCGAGAGGCGCTGTATAATAGCCTAAGTCTTCATCATATCTAAAAGTTCTTTTAAGAAAACTAACCTCCAACATGGTAATGAAAGGGACAGATTCTGCCTCTTTGTCGGCCATAGTATAACCAATACCATACTCGGCTAATTTATTTTGGATACTGGTATGATTGAACCAGTCACAACCTGGTGTAATAACCATCATATTATCATCGCCATATGTCATCAAAGTAACATCCCTCTTAAAAGTATCCAGTTTAAAACCTTCTGGGTTAAGATCACCATATGCCAATCGCATATATATGCTGTTGACAATTCCATTAATCACCACAGTCAGTGGGTGACCAGAAGGGTTTGAGTTAAAGAATTGCATCAAATCGCCATTAAAATTTACAAAGGCATAGGCTGTAGTATAACCTATGCCCTTAATAATTTTAACATGTTTCTCCGAGCAACCATATCTTTCATGGATACATGCAATTATCCAATAAGCCCAAACAATAAAAGTTGCCATCATACCTTTATCAAATTGACTGTAATCACCGGCCACAGCTCTAGCTAATCTAACAGCTTCCTCCAGAGTGTATCCACGTTCTATTAGCTTATGAACCATGTGGCGCAGCAATGAATCCCACTCCTTAGAATGACAATTCAAACCTGGCGCACCTTCAAAAATTTCTCTGTTCTCTTGATAAAGTTTAACAAAAGTAAGTAAACCTTTTCGAGCAACTAAGCTATAATCTATTGGTGCCCCGGTAAATACACGGGTTTTCATTGCTTTAATCTTGGCCAATTTAGTTGGTTCATCCTTGAGATGAGCCACAAAAACAGCCCAAGCAATAACTCCTTGAAGATACTGATCTTCAATCTTGGCAACTTCCTCCCATATCTCATCAGAAAAGTTGACTCCATCTGGGTAGTCTGGTTTAGGATCCTTGTGTAAGTGCTTCTTTTTACTTTCGTTCAGGGGAAAACCCATACTTGAATTTGCATTAATAGAATCAATATACTTAACACCAGGAATTCCATTAACAGCTTCGTAATTGGATAAGTAACCCAATTTCACTTCTTTGCCTTCCAACCCCTTTAGAACATCCTGTAAATAAGCCTCAGCACATTTCTGTATCTTCCATTCAGGGGCATTAATCTTGGCAGTAGTTATCTGAGTCAAAGCTTTATTCCAAGGAACCCAGCTTTTCATCTCAGGCGCACCATGTTGAATGGTGTAATCATACTTGAGACATTCTTCCGCAATGAAAGATTTTCCCACGTGTGATTTTGGTTTGGGTCTAAACCCCAAAAAAG